AATAATAATACCTATGAACCATTCGATTATTATAATTGCACATTAAATTTAAAAGATATTGATACTAAAGTCATAGATGAATATATGAAATTTGACAATAGGCATGTAGCATGTGGTCCCTGTAAAAATGCAACATTAAAAATGAATATACTACCTTGTGCCACGAATGAAAATGGTTCGCAATCGCCAAATTGTAATCAAAATGCATCTATTGTTAGTTCTGATGGAAGACCGATTACATTTACAAGCTTTGTTACACTAAAAAATGTTAAAGACTTTTTCTGTTTCGAATAGTATTCTTATTTATTATTTATTATTTTCTTATTTCTTATTTATGATTTCTTATTTATTATTTCTTATTTATTATTTTCTTATTTTTTATCTAATCTAATACTAAAATACAATAAGTAGAAACAATAAGTGAAAATATAATATATTATATATGGCACCAAAAAATAAAATAGTTTTGAAAACAAAAAAACGGGAAAGTAATACTCATAAAAATAATGCCAGACTTATTTCTGGTAAAAAACAATCTAGACCACATCAACATAAATATACAAAATATTATCCATCAATATTAGACCCCAATTTTAGCCATAAAATAGCAACCCATTCTATATTTAAAAAATATAAATTAAATAATAATCCAGAAAAAATAAAAGCATTATATAATTCATTTACCCAGAATAAATCAATGTCAATTACTGATGATACTAAAAAGAAGATTTCAAATATTTATATTTTAAAATCTACTCAAAAATTATTGCGCAATTTTATGTCTCCCTATACACCCTACAGAGGACTTTTAATTTATCATGAAATGGGGGTTGGTAAAACTTGCTCTGCAATTACTATAGCAGAAGCACTAAAAACGATTACTGTTAATTCAAAAACCAAAATATATGTTATTCGACCAGATGAAATTATTCGCCAAGTATTTGATATTAACACCGTGCGCAATGGAAAGCCCTTATATCAGTGTACTGGCGATACATATTTAAAGGCTCCCGAATTATCCGAATTGGTTGAAAATTGTAGTATTAAAGGAAATGCCCAGAGTTGCGAACAATTGAAAAAAAATGTTGATAAAGAAATTAAAAAAATATATGAATTTACAGGTGCCGAATCTTGGGCTAATTCAATAATGAAAGAAATTAATATGAAAACAAAAGGCATTCAAAATAGTAAAGAATTAGAAGATAAAAAACGGCAAATAGTTGCCAAGAAATTTAATAATGCGGTTTTGATTATAGATGAAGCCCATGATTTGCGAACTAGCAATAGTGCTAAACCAAAAATTGTGCCTCCAGTATTAAATATGGTTTTAAAATATTCCTCAAATTTGCGACTTATTTGTCTTACAGCAACACCAATCTATGATGAACCGCAAAATATAATTGGTATAATTAATTATTTTTTATTAAATGATAAAAGAAAAATATTAAAAGAAAATGATGTATTTAATGCTGATGGAACATTAAAATCTGATGGGAGAGAAATATTGGAAGATAATACAAGAGGATATATTAGCTATTTGCGAGGTAATAACCCATATGATTTTCCAATTCGTCTATCTGCAAAATATAATATTCCAGAGCAAATGCTTGATTTGAAAAAATATCCTAAAAAAAATATAAAAGGTGATAAATTAGATAAAACTGATACTATTAAATATTTGGAACTGGTAGATTGCCCTTTGCAAAATAATCAATTGGAAATTCTAAATTTTCATATAAAAACTAATAAGATACAAGATTTAGATGAAGCCGAATTCAATAAATTTAGTGAAAATGATTTAGAACTAGAAGAAGCAGTGGAAGAAGCAGTGGAAGAAGCAGTGGAAGAAGCAGTAGAAACTGGAAAAAAATTTAAAATAACACTTAAAAATAAATCTAAACTAACACTTAAAAATAAATCTGGTAAAGGCAAAACTAGTAAAGGCAAAACTAGTAAAGGCAAAACTAGCAAGACAATTACTAAAAAAAGTAATAGCAAAAGCAATAGCAAAAGCAATAGCAAAAGCAATAGTAAAGTCAATGAAACTGATGTTTCTGATACAGATGATGATGATTTTCAAAAAACGAGAGCAGTTGCATACCAATTTGAACAACAACTAAGTAATTTTATTTATCAATCGTTAACCGAATGTAATAAAAATATTAAATTTGCCACGGGTTCAAATGGATTATATAGTATTGCTACAAAACAGCACAATAAGTGGACTTATGAATTTAATGACCCTGAATATGGCAAACGCTTTAAATTACCTGAATTGCAAAATTGGGGAACTAAGATTGCCAAAGTTGTTGAAAGAGTAATTGCAAATACAGGAAGATCTTTTATATATACGGGATTTATTGATTCTGGGGTAATACCTATTGCTTTTGCATTGGAAATGAATGGATTTCGTAGATATAAACAACATAATACGCCCATACTTGAAAACAAATATAAGGATAATACATATAGAGGGGATTATATAATTTATACTGGTAATCCATCACAATCTCTCTATGCAAAAGACTATCTAGATAAGAATTTTGAAATGATAAAAGATACAAATGTAAAAGTTTTTATCGGAACAAGTAAAGCTAGTCAAGGTCTGAACCTTTTTGGATATCGTGAGGCACACATTATAGACCCGTGGCACAATATAAACTTAATTGAGCAAAGTATTGGGAGGGTTATTAGAAATGGTAGCCATTTACATTTGCCACCTCAAGAGCGAAATGTTTCCGTATATCAATACGTAACAACTATGGGAGATAAAGAATCATTTGACTTAAAAATATATAAGATTTCTGAAAATAAAGCAATTAAAGCTGGTATTGTTGAAAAAATATTAAAAGAAAATGCATTTGATTGCGAATTGAATAAAGAGGCGAATTTTTATGATATGAAAACATATGGAAATAAAATACCTCTATTAACATCTAATAATAAGAAAATTATGGTTCCCCTTGCAGATGCAGAATATTCTAGAAGTTGTTTTTATATGAAAGATTGTGATTTTAAATGTAGTGGGGCAAGTGGGTCAAGTGGGGCTATTTCATATTCCAATGTTCCTATTTTAAAATTCAATTATGAAAAAGATGTTGAAGAATATAAAAATTTAATAATACAATTAATACAAACATCTTTGAATATTAAGATTGATAATTTAAAAAATTATTTAAAAAATCTTAATAAATTAATAAATATTGATAGTGAAGAATCTAGTGCCAATAGTTATGATAGTGCAAATAGTATCGATACAAATCCTAAATCTAAATTAATTAAGATAATTTCAAAGAGGCAATTATTGGCAAAAGATGGAAACATTGGAAACATTGGTAAAATTGGAAAAGATACAGACCAATGGGATGATGAAGATATTTATAATACTGCTATTCAAGATATTATAAATACGGATTTGGTAATTACAGACAGACTTGGACGAAAAGGTAATATTGTTTTATCTGGAGAATATTTAAGATTTATACCTTTAGAAAATTTGAATCCCAATATATCTATTCAAAAACAACAAATGAAAATACCTAATATATATTCGCAAATAGACCTAAAAGAATATATTTCTGCATTAGATGAAAAACAAAAAAGTAGTGTAGATTATGAAATTACTAATTATGATGATATATTATCTAAATCGGTATTTAAAAAAACGGAAGAGATTTTCTATGGTTTAAATGAAAAGGAATTTTTATATAATGTAAAATTAAAATTTGAAGATATATTAGAAATAGTATTCACAAAACTTATTTCATCATATAAAATTATAATTCTTAAAACCTTGCTGGAAAAAATTGTTAAAAATGTAAAATTAACTGATAATGAAAGTAAAATGGAACCTATAATTAAAAATCACATAATATATATTCAAGATTTATATCCTAATTCGAAACCAGATACAAACCCAATAAATAATATATATGGATTTATAGTTCAAAATGAATCGAAATTAGAATTATTTCAATTTAATAAAGATAAAATTTTGGAAAAAACATTGGGTAATTTAAATAAAATTATTGAAAATAAAAAATCAGCAATGAGTAAAACTCATTATGCGCAAATATATGGATTTCTTAAATATGAAAAGAAAGATGCACCTCCAATATTTAAAATTACTGATATAATATCAAAGGGTGAAAAAAAATCTGTGCGCGGATTAACTTGCAATTCAATTACATCGTCAGAAATTAAGAAAATATTAAATAAATTAGATGATAAATTAATAAGAACAGGTGGTATTAAATATCAATCAAAAATGGCATTTTGCAATGATGTAGAAGTATTACTAAAACGTAATGATTTAATAAATAAAAATGGGAAAAAATGGTTTTATACTCCAGAAGAATATGCAATATTTTTTGAATCTGATAAATAAATTATGTAGGAAAAAATTGGTAGGAAAACATTAGTGTAAAAACATTAGTGTAAAAACATTGATGTAAAAAAATTGATGTAAAAAAATTGATTTAAAAATATAATTATAATATATATATATTAAATTAGTAAATAATTATATATTAAATTTATAAATAATTATATATTAAATTTGTAAATAATTAATTTATTAATTTATTAATATATTAATAATGGCAGAATCAAGATTAAAATCAAAAGTTAAAACAACAGAAAAAGAAATAAATAAAGAATTATATAAAACAGTATTACTCGATGAATATATATATTTAAAACCAACTGATTTAAATTTTAAAATCAATGATATTATTTTAACTAAATTAAAAAACAAAATTGAAGGAAAATGCCATAAAGTTGGTTATATTATACCAGATACTATTAATATTCAATCACGGTCTCTTGGTATTAGTAATAATGCCAGTTTTGATGGTATGATAACATATAAAGTTACTTTTAGTTGTGATGTTTGTAATCCTAGTGTTGGGCAAATTATTCAATGTACTGTTGGACATATTGATAAATCACAAATTATTTGTTATATTGGCAATGAAACTGAATCACCCATAGAAATTTATTTATGTAGACAACATCATATTGGTAATACTGAATTTGGAGAATTAAAACCTAATGATGTTATTAATGTTAAAATCTGTGGAAGTTCATGGGGATATAATGATAGACAAATTAATTCTATTGCACAATTTGTTAATATTTTGTAAATGTTAGTTGTTTATTTATTGAATTGATTTGATTGTTTATTTTTTTACATTTTATTGCCTTAATTATATTTATTGCCTTAATTATATTTATTGCCTAAATTATATTTATTGCCTTAATTGTAATATTATTTTATATAAAAATTTATGTTGTTCTATAGGATTATCTGGTATTTTACCTGCAAATCTGTATGGATTTTTTATTACCAAATCTAATATTTTATTATCAATATATGATTGTTTACTTACTGTTGGTGTATTATTTAATTTGCTAGATACATGTTCGCTACAATCTAATATAATATTTTTTACCTCTGCTTTTGTCATTTTAGATTTTAGTTTATCTTTATTATATAAATCTCTCAAATGTTCTAGCATATGATAATTGCCATACCATGTTCTAAACATTTTTGGTGTAATTACAGAATTATATTTTGTTTGGAAAAATGTTTGTATATGCTCTGGAGTAATAAAATGTGTAGTATCTTCATATTTATATTTAAAAATAAAACCATCTGGTGATGCATTTGCAATTAAAAGTTTTAATATTTTTACAATATTTGCTTTAGGATTTTTATCTGTAATTTTATTTAATATACCTTTTTTACCAATAAATTCTATAGTTATTTTGGTATTGGTATTAGTATTGGTATTAGCAATAGTATTAGTATTGGTAGTGTTGGCATTTTTAGTTTTATTATTCTTTTCAAATTTTATATGTTCGGTTTTCAAAGTTGTTATACCATACGAATTATTATCATTTGTATATTTTTCATTTCCTATACGAAAATGATAGGTTCTAAGCATATATATAATTATTGGAATATAATCATTTGGCAATGACCATTCATTGTATGGTTTTGATGCTAAAGTATTGAGAGAATTTTCATTATCTTTTTCTATTTGTATTATTTTTTTACCAAGAGGAACTATAAAATCATATTTTCTATCATTTCTTTTTTTGGTAAATTTTTGATTATATACATATTGTCGCCTACCGCGTATATCGGTGCCAATTGCCTGTATTTTATTTTTTGGTGATTTTGCAATTATTATATCTTTATATGCAGGAGGTATATATATTTTTTCTAAACGCTCTATTAAACTTTTATCCGTAACAACTTTATTATTTATAATATGAAATTTTTTTTTGGTTTTAGGTTTACTAGAGTTGCTAGAGTTGCTAGAGTTGCTAGAGTTGCTAGATTTATGCTCAATGTTTTTATTTTTTTTACTTGTTTTTTCAGATAATCTTTTATATGTCCAAAATTGACGTTTATTAAAATTTGCCTCTGATATATTATTCATTTTATTTATCAGATTAAGTGTTTCTAATATATATATAGATAAAATATATTTATAAGAAAATATGAAAAATTTATGAAAATTTATGAAAAAATAATATGTATTTTTAAGTTTTATTGATAAGTTTTTTTGTTAATTATAAAAAAATGAACTAACTACGGTAATAAACAATAGAACCGTGCAAGTCATTGTAAGACCATAACCTGCGGTTTCAGTTGTTTTTATAGTTGTATTTAGTTCTGCTTGAAATAGCTGATTTAATACTTTTCGAAGTTTAGAATTACTATCATATATTGATACATGAAATATAATAATAATAATAATCATAGCTAAAAGCATGATTATATTAAAGAATTTATTTAGTTTTTTTGAATTTAAATATAATGTTAAAAAACTACATCCAAAACATATAAATATTATAATACTCAAAATTAGTATTACATAGAAATCATTTCCAGAATCATTTATTGTCATTTGTTTTTCTGATGTTCCGTCAAATGCTGAAGATGTAGCATTTGTATAATAAAACTTCATATTAACAGCATCATTAGATACTGTTAAATATGGTTGAGATGCAAATGCAACTATGAATAATAGAAATATAATTCCGTAGATTATCATATAGATATTAGTAGTAGACAAAGGGAGCGATTGCATTTTTATAAAATTAATTTATAAAATTAAATAATTTAGTTAGTTGAAATAATTTGTAATTTGTTTCTTAAAGTATACAAATATTTAAAAATTTTATTAATTTAAAAATTTTATTAATTTAAAAATTTTGCATTATCATCTCGCATTATTGAATTTTCTGTTATTACCGACTCTAGAACTCTATTCGGAACTTCTAAATTTTTAAATACTTGATTTAATGCCTTTATATCCTTAGGAAAACATTTGCCACCAAATGAAATTTGCCCATCGTGTCCCGGAATATCTGTATGCATTGGATTAATCCATCCATTTAATAGCATTAAATTTTTAACATTATTATAATCTATTTCTAATTTATCGCAAAGTAATTTTATTTCTGTAAAATATTGGACTTTTGTAGCATAAAATGAATTGCAAAATAATTTAATACTTTCGCTTTCTGTGCTAGAACATATAGATATTTTCGATAATGGAAAACATATACTGAAAAATGTTTCTAGATAATTAATTAATTTAG